TAAGCACGGAAATAATTGATGAATTATTGCTTAAAGCAATGGTAAATTTGATTGACGAGACAGAAAACCCAGACATTAATAATGTAAACTATCAATATGTAGCAGGACGTCAAAAGGTGTCAATGCTACGCAAAGAAGTATATGGATCATATACACCTCCCCCATTATATGATATCGTAACAAAAAATATAGAACTTGGTATGTATACTACTGAGTTATTGGAATGGTATACCAAAGATGAATGGGATATCATTGACCTGTTCATTGACCATAGCAAGGACGAAAATTACACTTATGCGGCTATCGCACAATTAACCGAAAAGTACTTAGTGCAGAACCGTGCTACTGGTCAAGTTTATGAAAGTCCTCAAGTAAGATACGCAATTGCAGCCGCCACTGCATTCCATAATGAACCTAAAGATAAGAGATTAAAATATGTCAAAGAATATTACGAATGTGCAAGTGATGGCCACTTTACTCTTGCTACCCCTGTTCTCGCTGGCCTTGGCACTACTACTAAGCAGTTTTCTAGCTGTGTACTTATTACTAGCGATGATACACTTGACAGTATATTCGCTGCCGGAGAAATGATGGCAAAGTATGCTAGCAAACGTGCTGGCATAGGATTAGAGATTGGTAGAATCAGACCACTAGGTGCACCTATTCGTAACGGTGAAATCAAACACACTGGCATGATTCCTTTCTTAAAGAAATGGTTTGGCGACTTGCGTAGTTGCAGTCAAGGTGGTGTGCGTAACGCAAGCTGCACAGTTACATTCCCAGTATGGCATTATCAGTTTGAAGATTTAATTGTATTAAAGAACAATCAAGGTACAGACGAAACACGTGTACGTCAAATGGATTATTCAGTAGTAGTCAATAAGATGTTCTTTAATCGTTTTGCTAAGAATGAAAACATCACATTGTTTGATCCACATGATGTACCAGACTTGTACGAAGCATACTATAGAGATAGTGAAGAATTTGAAAAATTGTACACAATGTACGAAAGTAAGCGTGGCATCAAAAAGAAAGTATTGCCCGCGGTAGAAATATTTAAAAATGGAATACTAAAAGAACGTACTGATACAGGTCGTATCTATCTAGTATTCATTGATAACGTAATTAATCAGGGTCCGTTTGATACTAAACTTGATCCGATTTATCAGAGTAACCTTTGCCAAGAAATACTATTACCTACAAAGCCTTTTCAACGTATTGAAGACGAGGCAGGTCGCATTGCACTATGTACATTGGGCAGTGTGAACTGGGGTGCGTTTAAGACGCCCCAAGAAATGCGTAAGGCATGTAGAGTATTAGTACGTAGTCTAAGTAATCTCCTTAGCTATCAAGACTTCCTCAGTGTTCAGAGTAAGTTAGCTAACTTAGATTTCGAACCTCTTGGTGTAGGGATTACCAATTTAGCTTACTGGCATGCCAAGCGTAGTTATAAATACGGCACGACAGAAGCATTGGCAGAAGTAAAGCGTTGGATGGAACATCAAGCATACTATCTAACTGAAACAAGCGTGGAACTAGCACAAGAACGTGGTGCATGCGGTCGTAGTCAACATACCTTCTACGGACAAGGCATCTTTCCTTGGGAACGCAGAGCAGAGGGTGTTAATGAATTAACAGACTTTAGCCCAAGTTTAGATTGGGAACCACTACGCCAGAATCTATTGAAATATGGCATTAGAAATGCTACACTAATGGCTGTAGCACCTGTTGAAAGTTCTAGCGTTGTATTAAACTCAACAAACGGTATTGAAATGCCAATGGAGATGATAAGTGTTAAAGAAAGTAAAGCTGGCAGCTTTGTACAAGTGGTGCCAGAATACAAGCGATTAAAGAACCGTTATCAATTGATGTGGGATCAAAAGGATTGTGTAGACTATTTAAAGACAGCGGCAGTATTAGCAGTATATATTGACCAGAGTCTTTCAACTAACACATTTTATAACCCAGCATACTTTAATGAAGGTAAAGTACCAGGAACATTGATTGCTAAAAATCTTATGCTTGCATACAAATGGGGTATCAAAACTATCTATTATAGTTTGATTAACAAAGTGGGTAGTAAAGTAGCACTGCAAGAAGATAATGTTATCCCATTCGTTAAACAAGATATTATTGAAGATGAAGATTATTGTGAAAGTTGTGTACTATGATGGATGCCTATGAGATTCAACAAAAATTACTAGCAGAGTGGCGCAGAATGGCATTAGCTAGTGGAGCGGATACTATAAAAAAAGTATACAATGATGTACCGGTACTTGTAAAAGTTTATGGTAAAATGTATACAGTAAGTGATGTATTATCTATAGATGGTAAAATACTTTTGGAAGTAGCAGATGAGTAAAGAACAATATAATTTAAGCAAACAAACAAACTATCTAAAACGTACAATGTTTTTAGACCCGGAAGGCCCTGTAACAGTACAACGATTTGAAGAAGTTAAGTATCCAAGACTTGCTAAGTACGAAGAAACAGCACGTGGATTCTTTTGGGTTCCAGAAGAAATAAGTTTAACAAAAGATAAGATTGACCACAAGGATAGTAGTGATGCCATTAAGCATATCTTTACTAGTAACTTATTGAGGCAAACTGCGTTGGATTCTATACAGGGTCGTGCACCAAGTCAAGTATTCAGCCCAGTCATCAGTATTCCAGAACTTGAAGCATTAGTTAGTAATTGGAGTTTCTTTGAAACTAATATACACTCAAAATCTTACAGTCATATTATTAGGAACGTATATGGTGTTCCTAAAGAAGAATTTAATAAAATTCACGATACCAAAGAAATAGTAGAAATGTCTGCTAGTGTAGGTAGATACTATGATGAATTGCATCAATTAAATTGTTTAAAAGAATCTGACCCAAGTAAAGTGGGACATATGGAACACATTAAAGCAATATGGATGGCATTGAATGCCAGTTACGCACTAGAAGCATTACGCTTCATGGTAAGTTTTGCAACAAGTCTTGCTATGGTAGAGAACAAGATTTACATTGGTAACGGAAACATTATCTCCTTGATCCTGCAAGATGAGTTGCTTCATACAGAGTGGACTGCATGGTTGATTAACAATGTAGTTAAAGATGATCCACGATTTGTTATTGCTAAACAAGAATGCGAACGTGAAGTATATGAACTATATATGGATGTTATCCGTGAAGAAAAAGAATGGGCACACTATCTATTCAGTAAAGGTGTTGTTATTGGTTTAAATGCAGATATACTTTCAGATTTTGTAGACTATACTGCATTTAGTAGACTGAAAGATATTGGTATTAAATACAATGAAAATCATCCAAAACATAGCCCTATCCCGTGGTTCAATAAACACGTGAATATCAACAAGAAACAATCAGCACTACAAGAAACAGAAAGTACCAACTATGTTATTGGCGTTATGTCAGATGTAGTTGAGTACGATGAATTACCAGTATTATAAGGAAATAAGATGAAAGCTATTGTATGGAGTAAGTACCACTGCCCTTATTGCGACCAAGCAAAGGCATTGTTAACTAGCAAAGGTATCCAATTTGAAGAAAAGAAAATTGGAGATGGATACACCAAAGAAGAATTACTAGAGGCAGTTCCAAATGCCCGAACAGTACCGCAGATTTTCCTAGACGGAGAATTAATCGGAGGGTTCACCGAACTCAGAACAAAATTAACAGAAAGCGTATAATGGAAGTTGGAAAAGTATATACATTTAAATTAAATAGCGGTGAAGAACTAATCGCTAAAGTTACAGGACTAAACAACGGTGACGGTTATTTGACAATAACTGAACCAGTAAGTATTGCACCCGGACAAAAGGGAATGCAAATGATTCCTAGCATGTTTACCGCAGAACCAGGTGGAGATGTTACACTAAATACTAATAGCGTTTCCGTTTTTGCTATCACAGAAGATAGCATTAAGATGAAATACATTGAGGCTACTACTGGGATTCAACTTCCAGAAAAGAAAATTATATTAGGATAAAATGCCAAAATTAAGTCGTAAAGGTGATAAAAATCAAACAGGTGGTGCCATAATACGTGGAGCCGGAACTGTTATTGCCAACGGCATTAATGTGGGATTGCATGTTAGTACAATGACACCACATGCCCCATTTGGTCCTCCCCACCCCCCGCATGCAGCCGCAACAACTACCGAAGGTAGCCCTACAGTATTTGCTGAGGGATCACCGGTATTAAGAGTAGGATCAGGAAATAGTTGTGGACATAGCATAGTTGAAGGCAGCCCTAACGTAGTTGTCCCATGAGTTATACCCCGTTAAAAATTAATGCAATGGGTTCTCTGTTGCAAGATGTAGGTCTATATATAAATCCTAATGCACAGTCGTACATGGGTACCAGTACGTCAGTTACTAATTATACCCCGGGCACAATAATAGATACTACAGTACTATCCACTATTACTAACGCTATGAATGTAGCATTCCCGTTGATTAACGCAGGCATCACTCAGGGTGAGTATAACAATCTTATAAGCATAGGTTCTACTACAATACCTGCACTAGGTAACGCTAAACCTAGCGCATATATTAATGCATATACTGGGCAGAATACTCGTCACGGATTCTTACGACTAATTGCATGGCAAGCACATAAAGACTTTTACATCAACAACGGTAGTTACAGTGATTTTTTAGCAACATTTAATGCAATGCACGGTAGAAAAACTCAGATGAATGAGACTATTAAAGCATTGAACAATTCATTAACATTTTTAGATGGCATCTATAGTAACATGAATGACTTGATTACTGCTGATATAGCCGGTATCAATCTAAGTACATTCTATTGGGGACAAGATTTAATTGCTGTGGGCAAAGCAATAGATTTGAAATATATCTCAACGTTTGGTAATCCAGATGACTTGTTAAGAACACTGTACAAGAATGGTGCAATCACACAGTCTATTAATTTAGGTTTGCTAAGTGCCGGAATGACTTCTAACGATATTAATAATATATTCAATGGCACACCCGCAACACCAGAGCAACAAAAATATATATATGCTACATTTTGTTTGATTATTAATGATGACTTGACTGATGTATTGACTCCGTTAAATTGTCAAACTACAGGACTAATGATGTTAGCAGATTTATTAGACCCTAAGAAGTTGTTTCCAAATAGTTATCAATCATTAACTACCCCGGTATTCAATGGGACACCCTTACCAACTAATAGCAAAACATACTATTTGATTTATAAAAATGGTACAATAGATGCGGTACCGGGATTGAATATAGGTGAAAGATTACAAAACATTATACCACCTGAACTATCATATTCATGCGATGCATTTAGTAGAGCCATGATGCAGGTTCGCAATATTCAAAATATGGATATAGAGAAATTCAGTCAGGTTGTATTCAATTTGGAAAACGTTAACGGTTTGGGTGTAGGTGGAACGAATATCCCGACTAACACAGAGTTAGCAAATGTTGCTATAAATGCAGTGGCAAAAGGATCCGGCACTAACGGATTATATACAATGTGCGACTTCTTTGGAAGCATGACGGATATACACTATGATTGGGCTGAGTTACAAACACAGATTAGAGCATTGCAGTCTACTAATTTGTTTGCTATTTACAATAATATCAATAGCTTGTTGGGTGGGTTTGGACCATATGGTTCATTGCAAACATTGATTGATTCTGCTAATGCTGAAATATATAGTATAATGATTGCTAATCCTACCCTAGCTACTAAGTTGAACTCATTGTATAGTAGCTTTGGTGAGTATATAGCAAAAGAAGAAAACGCTAGATTATTAGCATTGAGTACAATTGATGACCTAACAAGTACTACTAGTGATACAATAAACTTTATTGATAGTTTATCTCAATACGCCACAGAGACAGAAATTAAAGAATCTGCATTAGTTATAGAAAATATATCTGATACAGCAACTGTAGGAGGAAACAGTATAATAGCGTCTATGCGTGAAGCACGGAATGCAAAGCGATTAGGTCTTACTGGAGCAGAATTAGATAATGATGTGAATCTTACATCTGATTTAGTATTACCGAGAGTAACCGGAGAAACATTAGGAAATTCTCCAATTGAAGGTTACAATAACTGTAGCAATTTAAGCAATGTACCTATCATAACAGGCGCGGCTACAGTCCCGGGAAGTCTAGCAGGATCTTCCCAAACAACGTTGATACCAGATAACCTTAGTATTCTTATTGAACCAGGTTGTGCTACGGTATTGACACCAACCGAAGCAATTGCTGATGTAGTATTGTGCAATTGTGACTGTTGGGAAAACTTATGATTAGTTAACAACTATCATAGTGCTGTTACTGGATAACATCCGGTAGAAAGGAATATATGAAGCACACCTTTTTCAGTTTCTTTAGAGTATATCTATTTGTACCTCTAATAATATTAAGTTTGTTTGTATCTACAAACAATACTAATTCAACTTTATTTGAAAAAATCTATAAGAAAGTAGATTTGGTTCAAGTCAAGTGTCTAGCAACTAACATTTTTCATGAGGCAAATAAAGAGCCAATACTAGGACAAGCCGCAGTCGCACGTGTAGTAGTTAATCGTGTCAATCATGGGTTTGCAAGCACCCCGTGTAAAGTTATTCATCAAGTTACTTATGTAGATAAGGGCTTAGATGAAAAGGTTAAAGTATGTCAATTTAGTTGGGTTTGTGAAGGCAAAGGTAAAGTGAATGAGCAAGACCCAAAATATCAACGTGCATTTCAAATTGCGTATGAAGTATTGGCATTAGACAAATACAAAGAAGTTGTACCTAAAACTACTTTATTCTTTCATAACTTAACCGTTGACCCGTTATGGCCTTATAAACAGGTTAAACAAATTGGTAATCATATTTTTTATAGCAAGAAGTAACAATCATTAATTTTTTAGGTAGTAACTCATTCTGTATATATAATAGATGAGTTACGAATTACAAGAACACTTTGACAAACTTAAGCCTGATTTAGGTACTACTGATACTAAATTTGGTGAAATTTGCGTATATAGGACTAATACTGATAGTGTTACAAGCACTGCTTTAATTGCATATGGGGAGTTATACAATGCTGAGTTGTATATGTTATCCGCATACTTAAAAGAAGAATCTATTTTTGTAGATATTGGTTCAAATATTGGATACCGATGCATCGGGATTACTGAATTAACTAAGTGCAAAGTATATGGGTTTGAACCCAATCCTGACCACTTTGTTTTATCAGCATTTAATTGTCAAGGTAAGCCAATTAAATTATTTCACTCTGCGCTTAGTAGCACAAAGGGTACAGTAAAATTGCCAAATGACATTGAAGTCCCTTGCAAGAAACTAGACGATATAACAGAAATAACTGAAAAAATAGATGCAATAAAGATCACAACCAATGGTTATGAATTTGAAATATTAAAAGGCTCATCTAAACTTATTAAGAAAGATAGACCAATCATAATGTATCATGCAATGGATATGACAATATGGTCTGAATGCTATGATTTTTTAAAAACTAAAAAATATAAACAGTATTGGGTAACATGTTTAACCAAACCAATTGGTGAAAACTTTAAAAAAGTCTCAGAAGATTTGTTTGGAAAAGCTGGCATTAGCAGTATCTTAGCTGTGCCTGAAGAAAAAATGCAACCAAACGATTTAGTTGAAGTATTAGCTGGGGAAGATTATTCTAGTACAGTACAACGTCTTGCAAATTACAAAATACTATTTTAAGCAGTAAAATGAAACATTTAAACATCACTGACAACCTTGAACGTTTGGGCCCAAGCCTCATAGTTACTGATAGTAAAGTAGGCAGAATGGCAGTCTATAAAAACGACTCTGTAGTAAGTCCATCAATATTACTGTTTGGTGAGTACTGTGATGCAGAGGTACAGGTCATGGCAAAGTATCTTACACCCGAATCTATATATTTAGATATTGGTACTAATATCGGATATCATGCATTAGCAATAAATCAACTAGTAGGGTGCCCTGTATTAGCATTTGAGCCGCATCCTAATCATTTTTCTGTAGCCGCATATAACTGCAAAGACAAGCCTATCAAGATATACAATACTGCGTTAGGTAGCAAGAATGGTACAATGATCATAAGTAATTTTGATGAAAACATTCTTGGTAACTACGGCGAAGTAGGAGTTAATAATGAAGGTATTGAAGTACAAGTAATTAAACTAGACAACTTAGAAGATTTAGCAGAAGTTACATTGATGAAAATTGACGTAGAGGGTGCAGAATTAGATGTACTTAAGGGTGCGGCAAAGACGATTAAGAATCAACGTCCTGTAATCTTTTACGAAGCAATTGATAGTGAAATTTGGAATAAGTGCTATAAGTGGTTAGATGCTAAAGATTATAACCAGTACTGGGTCATATGTAGACATAAACCAATCAAAGAAACGTTTAAAAAAACTGATGAGAATCCGTTTGGACTAAGTGGAGTAAGTAACATATTAGCCGTACCTATTGAGAAAGATCAACCTAACTTTTTATGTCCGGTAGTGCCTAATGAAGAACCTAATGACACTATTGTTAGGATAATGAAATATATACTGGTGTTTTGATCAATCTAAGATGTCCATCTAGGATATCTATTTAATTGCTCTAAAAATACATTAGGATTAAGTTTCCAAAAGGTCTGAGTGTGACCTCTGTATTCTCTTTCAAATGATCTAGACAATACATTAGTTTTTTCTAATGACGGAGCATATATATTATGCACTAATTTTTGTGTCCCTACATCGCTAGGATGGGTAGTAATATACATATCACCCTTATCGTTTGCCCACTCAATACATTTAGGAATAAAGAATTGTGCTGTAACATGTTGATGACTGATAATTTGATTTCGAGTGCGTAATGTATTTGTGGGTAGTAGATGAGTTAATACACAGGTTCTAGCACAGATTCTTACACCTTCATCTATTGTGTGTGCCGCTACGCTACCCACAGCAATATTATTATAGTATAAAATCCAAACACCCCAACTAGCTTCATTTCGAAAACAATCAATCATTGCTGCCTGCGATGAATTATTCACAAAACCTTTATGCGCCGCATCAGCATAAAATTCTGATAAGTTTAAATCTGCGGTCCATGGTATTATAGTATACATTTTACTTTTTCAATGAATTCTATTGGATAGTTTGTACTAAAGCTAGACCAACATAATTTATCCATTATTTGCCAAGACTGAGGGGCATCCCATTCTATTCCTAAGGTCTGTATATGTTTACGCATCTCATCCTGTCTAGTTGAGTAGATATGACTCTCAACATCTTTTATACTGATATTTGGCTCATCTTTGTGATACGTAAAGAAATAGTTAATACTCTTTAATTTACCATTGACAACAAAATAACTACTAGGATGCATACTGTATTTGTGCCATCCGTGTGATTTATGTGCTTTGATTATATCCAACATTTGATCTTGCCAATCAGGTACTACATTATCAAAGTTATTATGATCACACCCTGCGCATTCCCAGAAATCTGGACCATCGATTCGTAGATAAATTTTACGTTCCGGTACATTTACTTCTAATATCTCTGGGACTAAATCGGGAAAATGATATGCCATATTGTGTAAGAAATGCATTTCCCTATGCCATTTTTCATCTATTTTTTTAGGGTCAACTACTTGATTTTGTCCTTTGTGATATTCCGTATCGTTATAATACCACTGGCAGAATGTTTTCTTATCTTTACTTATTAAACTTGTATATATTAAATTGTTTCGGCACAGCCCTATATTTGGGACATTGTTATAGTAATAAACAAAATTGTCGGTCATATTTTACTTATATATTTCTATAATTTTATTAGTGAATGCAAGATAATCTATCTCACCAAATATTCTCATTGTGATCCTAGTCCCTTCAGAACGTGGTACTCGGTGCTTAATTGAATCATTCAATAACATTGCATTACCAAAAACTTTTACATACTCACCTGATTCATCACTCCATATTTCACACCAAGTATTACCTGTGCTAGGAATTAAACTGAGTCCCAGAGTATGCGCTTTATCTCCCCTATCGTCCCAATCAGTATGTTCAACACAAGGGACATCGGGGAAATAAACTACTCGTATCGCCCCTAAAATATTAAAAGGAAGTGATTCTATTACATGTCTTGTGTATGGAATATTTAATTTATAATCCCACCCCCATTCAGACTCATTTGCTTGTTTAGCTCCACGATAACTATAATCGATAAATGTTGGATTTACTCTTAGAAATAAACTATAAGCAGTTACTTTATCTATATCACCCCTATTAGGGGGATAAGAGAAGGGGAAACACTTATCACTATCTTGAACAGCCAGTAGTTCTGAAGTCATTTTTTCATAATCTATATCTAAGTTAAGACTTGCGGCAATAATATCATTAAAATCCATAAAAATATTTATCGGCACTGTATGCCATCTAAATATAACTGTTATGAAATATAAATCAGATAAGAGTGGATGGCCAGTAGTACTAGAAGATATTGATTTGTGTAAAGTTAGCCAAACAGAAATAAATCAAATTGGAAAATTATTGGCTACAAATGTAGTTGTTGTTGCAAAGAATCAATCACTTTCCATCGATGATGAGATTTGTGTTTTAGAAATGTTTGATGATTTGTATAGATTTGATGTAGGAAATAACCCAGAAGATTCCCCTTATAAAAATTGCATAGTAGAAGACAGCAACCAGCGGCTGGTAAGAGTCACCGGCGAATTAGATAGTTCGGGGAACATTGGATTTGCAGCAGATAATGACGGTATAGGATGGCATCTTGATAATGTACAATCAGCTTATAGGCGATCACTTACATGGCTATACGGAGTTCATGGTACAGTTGGATCAAAAACCATTTATACAAATACACTTATGGCTTTTCAGGATTTGGGAGAAGAAATACAAACCAGACTTAAACCACTGACTTTGGATGTTAATTCAAAACATTATTTTCCTAAAATAGTACAGAGCAACAAATTTCAAATAGATGGGTTATATTTTCCATTCAGACAATTCTTATCAATCAAAGACATATCAGCAGAAGAAAATAAAGAACTTATAACCTTATTAACTAATCATATTTTGCAAGAAAAATATATGTATACGCATGATTGGAATGACGGGGATGTACTTATTGCTGACCAATGGTTTGGTATTCATAAACGTGAATATTTTTCTAACATGGATAAACGGTTATTACATCGGGCTTATATTAACTATCCAAGAGTTCTTGCATGAAACTAATTAATAGAGATATTATTAACAAAGGGTTGCAAGTCACTAGTCTTAAAATGCATCAACCTATGAATGCTATTAGTAGAGAAATATATTCATATGATGAAGTAATTCTAAAAATAGATATTATTAAAGAATTTCTTATAACAAAATACGATGTGACTCCGGGTGAAAAAATTGTGTTAGCGACTTTTTATTGGCCGGATTATATATCATGGATATTTGCTTGCGCTGAATTGGGGTTGTCTTTTGTTATAATTGATTATCCTAAAACGAAAGAAGCCCTAAAAAAATTTGAAGTATACGGCAAACTCGACTATTTAATTTATGATATTCATTATCCGCCGGCGTTTGATGACTCTGATACAAAATTGATTAATGCTAACCATATAAACGATTTCACTTATTCAAACAAATCTACTCCAAATTGGGGTAATGAAGATAGTATTTTGATATATGCCGCTTCTTCTGGTAGCACCGGAACTCCAAACGTGGCTACGTATAAACAAAAATACTTCTGGGACCTTATTGACAGAAATGCAAATTTATATAACCTTAATGAATCAGATAAGTGTTTTCATTCTAAGATACTACATCACGGAAGCGTTTCCGCTACGTACTTTTTTCCGACAATAAAACATTGTAAGTATCATTATCACGCACCTTTTCAAATATTCAATAGTGGTGTAGATGAGACTAGTCTAATAAAAACTTGGGTGAATATGCTTCTAGAAGACCAGATTACTAGGGCTATGTTTTTTTACGATCAATTAGATCATGTCGTAAAACACTTAGACTTGTCTAAAAAAACACATAACAATATGACAGCCTATGTCATTTCAAAAATTAAACCAGACCATATAAACAAAATAGTCAAAGAATTTGGATATAAAATTGTTTCTATATTTGGAACTACTCAAACTAGTGGACCATTATTTTTACCTGAAATAAATATTAATAATTGTGATAAAATTGATGCGTCTAATATGGGATTCATCCCAGATGATTTTTATAAATTTAGGATAAACCGTGATTCTTTACTAGAGATTAAAACTCCATGGCATGACGATTACATTTGCAGTGGAGATAAATTTGAAGTTATAAATGACCAATGGATTTATAAAGGTAGAGAAAACATTTATAAAATTAACGGAAGAACAGTGTATACTAATTTGTTGATTGATATTATAGAATCTACATTAAATTTAAAGAATGAAAAAGATTTTGATATCGTAGTAGATCAAGAATTTGATAAAATATTTTTGAGATCAACTTATCCAGTCGATTTAGAAAAATTAAATAATGATATATTAAACTATATAAACGAAAAAGAATATAAAATTTCACTAAATTTAGTGATTGATAGAGATGAATGTTTTAGTGGAATAAAATTTGATCCAGAATACATAAGAATAATATGCAGAAGTAAACTATGAAATACACATTACATGAGAATGGTTGGACTATACTAGCCGATGTTGATTTAAAAACAATTATTCAAGAGGATGTAGATCATCTTGCAAGATTAGTTGCAACTAACACCTGTGTAGTATTGAGAAATCAAAAGTTAACGGTATCGGATCAGGTTAAGATTGCTCATATGTTCAAGAACCCAGACCCGTTACTAACACCCAATGATTCCTCATTTATTCATTGTGCAGCGGATTTAACTCAGGATCCTACCGGGATAATCTGTCGAGTTAGTGGAATGTTAAATGAACATGGAAAACCGGGAATTGCGGGTCACATTGATGAAATGCAATGGCACTGTAATCAGCCCTTTAAATTTGACCGAGCCTCAATAGTTTGGTTGTACGGTGTACAAGGAACACTGGGCTCTAGAACTACATGGAATAACAATATATTATCTTATAATGACTTAGATCAGGATACTAAGGACAAGTTATCAGAATTGCAATGCATTTACTTTGGTGGAATGCAACATACTGAAGCATATAAAAAATCAGATTCCTTTAAGGAAACAAAATATGTAATTGAAGATTTTACACCAAAGTTAGTTCATACAAACAATGCAGGCAAAACTGGACTTTATTTTTCTCCCTTGCAACTAGAAAAATTTGTAGGAATGTCTAGGGAAGAAAGTTTAGAAATTATTACTCCATTATTTGAACACACAACACAAGAAAAGTATTGTTATCACCATGACTGGCAAGACGGTGATGTTATTATCAGTGACCAGTGGCTAGGTATACATAAGCGTTGGAGATTTGAACAGATTTCTAATCGAATGTTACATCGAATGGTATTTGACTATCCAGATCAAAATTATGAACTATAAGTTAATAAATGAGTGGGCACCTGTTATAACCGATATCGATTTATCGGTTTCTACTCAAGAGGATATTAATACTATTTCTAAATTAATAGCTACCTATTCTCTAGTAGTAATAAAAAAACAAAAATTATCATTGTCTGATGAACTACGAGTAGTGAATATGTTTAAAGATATAGGATCTTTTTTAGAAGAAACCGACGAGCAATTAAAATTACTAAAAGTTTCCGGAACAAACGGAAAATTACTACGAGTTGGTGGGAAAAAGAATGAATACGGTTCTCCGGGAATATCTAGCCACCCGGAAGAAATGGATTGGCACTTAGATTTTCATTGGGCTATGAATTCAAATAATGTTGCATTAATATGGTTACACGGTGTTGAGGGAGTTGAAGGATCTAGAACTTCATGGTTGAACAGCATAAACGCATATGAAGATTTAGATAAAGACCTTAAGGATTTATTAAAAGATACTACCGCAACTATGGCTAGGTATGTTCAATTTAATGTAAAAAACTTCATTGAAGATGAGAATCAAAATAGATGGGCTCCTGGTGAAGAATTCAAAGGGTATCAGCGAAATGTGATTGATGTTAGTCCTGCAGGTAAAAAACATTTATTTTTCCCTTTCTATAACATGCATCATTTAAATGATCTATCCAAAGAAGAAAGTAAACCTATCTTTTTACAATTAGCAAAACATATGACACAAGAAAAGTATTGCTATCATCATGATTGGGAATTAGGTGACATAGTTATTTCTGATAATCGTTTAGGGTTACATAAACGATGGGCATTTGATAAAATAGAAGATAGATTGTTGCATAGAGCAATGTTCGATTACCCAAATGACTTAGAATTTTAATGGAGCGGCCGGGGGACTCGAACCTCCGTCTCTAGTTTGGACAACTAGCGTAAAACCTCTCTACTACAAGCCGCAGGAATTAAATCCAGTAGTTTTTTGAACATAATATCATTACCCTCAGGAGTTTTGACTGACACTTTAAAGGGTTTCCCTCCGTGAAAAGTGGCAAGCTCCTTATCCACTATTCCTGACGTAAATTTAAACCATGGGGGATACCAACCATCTTTACCTAAACAATGTATTACTGGGATTTGTTTAGAAGTTAAATATTGATCTATTTGTAGTAATGCACCATAATATCGATTTAGTTGCAAGTCAGGATGATACAAGTATTTTTTATGTAGCATTAACGCATCAATTAATTCTTTAAAAAATATGTTTTCATCAACATATGATTTGACTAAATTCATTAACGATTCTTGTGGGTTTTCTTTTATTAAGGTATCAGAATCTAATTTTATGTTTTGTTCTTTTGCAATTGAGTTTAGCACTGCAATTACTGGAGCATTCTCGGTACTTGCTATTCTATTGATTTCGAATAATATTTCATCATCAGTAAACTGTACCCCTTTAGTATTACACCAGTTTTCTATTAGGTCTATTATTTCGGGGTGCTTTTTTATTTCTTCTAATGTAGCACCCTTCATCAAATTAAATTTTTCTACAAGATATTCACGTCCAGCTGTGGTCGCATCTCTATGCCATGATGGAATAAAACATACTGTAGGATCAGCATGGAATATGATTGCTATATCTATTTTTTTGATTTTTTTTAATTGGAGAAGAATTCTTTCCTCTGAACACATAGCGCATCCCGAATTTACTATATTAGCATTAAAATGATCTTGTAATTTAGTTATAAATGACCATGGCTCTTTGTGCTCCCAATTGGCAATGCTATGACCAAAAATACCTATATTCATGATTTTTTCCTATACACTATTTATTGAATAAATACTCAAAGAAAAATAATCTTATGACAGATACCTATTCGTTGTGTGAACATTGCTATAGACATATACCGGCAAATAGATTTATCCGTGATGGGGCGGTGTACTTGGGCAAAACATGCATAAAACATGGATATCACGAATGCTTAGTAGAAATTGATAGCGAGTTTTATCTTAGTCAGGATTATGAAAGACGCAATCCACGTAGTTATTGGTTAGATATAACTAATAGATGTAATTTAGATTGTCCTCATTGTTATCAGATGCCAGAGAATACTAGTATTGATCCTGCAATTGATTACTTACTATTTCAAATCAGCAAGTGGCCAGATAATGGGTTTGCAATAAGTTTAGTAGGAGCAGAACCGACAACACGCAAAGATTTACCTGATTTAATTCGTGCAATCCAGGCGTTGCCAGGACAGCCTAGATTAATAATGATTGTGACTAATGGTATTAATTTAGGTAAAGAAGATTATGCTAAGAAATTTGTGGGTATACCAAATCTGATTTGGACCATTGGACTTAATCATCCTGAGTATAATGGTGGTGTAATACGTAAAAAACAAGAAGAAGGTATTAAGAATTGTATTAGACTAGGATTAACTATTAAGAACTTTACATATACATTGGGTGATCTAAATCAACTACCCTATGTATTAGAAGAAGTTCAAGAATGGAATCGTAAAGGCATTTGTGATAATGCACGTATTCAAGTTGGGGTCGATATAGGAAGAACTCCGGAAGAACATGAAGCTGAATTATATCTAAGTGATTTAGTTAAAGCTACTAAGCAAGAAACATTGAATAAAAATTGGTCATGGGAGCCAAGTACAGAAGGTAATCGCACACATTATGCAGTCTATATCAACGGGGTACTACATAGATTAATTAAATGGGTAGATGTTAAAACTATTGATTTTAGTGAAGTGTTTAGCGAATCGTTAGCAGAACTTGTACCCGGTAAACCAATGAGTACATTGCTTCATCAAGTTATATTACGTGATAGAGTTATTAATGAAAAGCAACCGTTATTTGATACATTACCATTAGAATATAGACAGTATGATTAAATTAGAAGATACATTGGGAATATGTGAGCATTGTTATAGACATGTTCCTGCAAAAAGATTTATACGTGCAGGCGGCGTATATTTAGGAAAGACTTGTCCAGTGCACGGCTACGTAGAGCATTTAGTTGAACCTGATGTTGATTTTTATACTGGATATGAGTATACAAGAAGGGCATTGGAGAGTTATTTTCTAGAAATTACTAACCATTGTAATTTAGCTTGTCCACACTGTTATCAAGAACCTAATAATACAACGGCAGACCCGTCAATAGATTATATCTTATCATTGATTGATAGTTGGCCTGACGATGGATACTCAGTTGCTTTAGTAGGTGCTGAACCAACTACACGTAAGGATCTACCTGACCTGATTCGTGCTATAAACAATATGAATAAAAAACATAGAAACGTGATGATATTAACTAACGGTGTATATCTAAGTAACTATGAATATGCAAAACGATTTACTGAATTTGATTATCTACAATGGACTGTGGGATTGAATCATCCTGAATATCAAGGACATACTGTACGTAGGAAACAAATGGAAGGTATTAAAAATTGTACTGATTTAAAACTACCAATTAAAAATGTTAGTTATACACTAGAGACATTGGATCAACTAGAGTATTGTTTAGACGAAATACAAGAGTTTGGTGATAGTATTTGTAGTCAATATCGAATTCGGTGTGGTGCGGATATCGGACGATATCCGGGCAGCCCCAAGATATACATGAGTCAGTTAGTAAATGAAGTAAAATCTATCTCACATACCAAAGGATGGTCTTTCAGCCACAATAATGGAGCTGGTAATCGTAGTCATTATGCAGCCATTATTAATAATTTACCAGTTAAGATTATTCAATGGCCCGATGTAAAAACAATTGATTTAGGTGAAGTTCAAACTGAAGCTATTGCTGACATATTACCAGGCAAACCACCAAGTCCTCTAGTGCATCAAGTTATACTACGTGATGCTATGATTAATAAAAAGATGATGTTATTTGATACTATCCCTAAAGAATATATAGAGAATTATGGCCATATTAGGAATTAATAATAATCCGTACTTTGATATGGAATCATACTTAGATATGTTAGAGTTTGACAGACTACAGCCTGAAATTATACGCGGGTTTGCTGAAGCACGTGAGTTTGCAAAAGAAGGCACATGGATGAAGCCTGGCTTTACTTTTGAGCAAATGAGTTATAAACATAACTGGAAGCCCATCTATCAAGCAATGGATGAGTTCATGGAACTACCCAAAGATGATCCTATATATATGGGTGGAATAGATTTATTTAAAGACTTTAATAACTATAAACAACGTAATAAATTTACTCGCTATCTTAAAATGGTTATGGGCGCATATGATCCTTATATCTATTATTTCTTATGGGAGGAAGGGTCATGGGATGATCGTACTGCACCACGTAAATTAACAGAAGAAGCACAGTATTTCCCAGGCACTGTTAAATGGGTTGAAGATATGATTGCAAATAATATCTTTGAACACATAGGTCGTGTTATATTCTTTCACTGTGAAGCAGACGGGATACCCTTTGAGCATAGAGATTTAGATGCTAAGAACGGAATTAATAATCATGGTCCGCATCGTAACGAATTCATACATATACGTCCTAATACTAAAAAAGCCTTTTACATATGGGATCCTGAACTTAAGAACAAAATCTATTTAAATACAAGAGCCGCATGGTGGAATGACAACGACTGGCACGGTGGAGAAAAGATAATGGAACAGAGTTATAGCTTACGCATTGATGGTAAGTTTACTGATGATTTCAGAAAGAAACTAGGAATTGATCATTTGGAGACTTATTAATGATTTACATAGGAAACTATTCACATTGGATAAAAGATGAATGGATAGAATATCTATGCAATAACAACGGGACTCTTAGACCAAAAACTGCTAACGAGAACCCAGATAGTCAAGAGTTTAGAATAGCTACTGCTGCCGGGTATGATTTATCTAAAACATATTGGCATCATTATACTAACACTAATAATACTTTTCCTTTGCAGTTAGAACTTCCCTTTGCCAATAATCATTCTCATATATGGTGGTTTATTAAAATGACTCCTGGACAGTTCATGCCCATGCATAAAGATCCGCACGCCGTTGAAGAACAAGATGTTAAACGATATTGGATGGCCCTACAAGATTATGAAGAAGGTCATATACATATTAACAATAGACATTTTTTATCTGATTATAAAAAGGGAGATTTATGGATGTATGATGACCCTATGTCTATACACGGTGCTTGTAATATCGGATATTCTCCTAGACTAGTTTTCAACTTTAGTACATACAAATAGCTATGAAATATATAGGAAACTACAAGTCTTGGATTGAAGAACAAGAGATTATGAAACACCTTACTAATTGTCAAGGTGATCGTACTCCGGTATGGCAACCTGATCGTTGGAGCGGGAATCCAACATTAGAAAAATTTAAAGAAATGGCTCGTTCAGGCTACTCAAACAACAATTTTTTCTTTCACCAAATGAATCCAAAATCTGAAGAAATGCAGAATTTTAAATTTACATTACCAAAAACTCCTGATAATCGTAGTAAAGTAAATTGGTGGTTTGTAATGTTATATCCGGGCGAGTTTCAAGCTATGCACATAGATCCGCAATTGACTGAAGTTAAAAATTTTGTACGTTATACAATGTTTTTACAAAATTGGGAACCAGGGCATATATTTGTATGGGATGACAAATACATATCTAATTATAAAGCCGGAGACATGTACGAATGGAATGATCCTATGACTGTACACGGCCCTGCTAATATAGGATATAATACACGGTATACCTTACAGATTACAATGTACGATTGAGTTGCTCGCTGATTTTAATAAACGGACCGTTATTGCCGCAAAGTATTTTACAAGTTGATGATGAGTTATCATCCCATTTATGGCGGATTAATTTTTGCCAAACATCAGTTCTCATAATATTTTTAATAGAATGTTTTTTTGAGTCTAATGCATCCAGTCCGCCAAGTTCTTGAATAATAGAAAAAACTTCTAGTTGAACTTCTCTAGCAATACTAGTAATACTAGTTTCATCTATAATACCGTACTTACGATACAGTTCAACATCGTAATTAGCATACAAAAAAGACCCTATTAAACAGCACGGCATTAGATAACCGTTAGCATCTATATAAAGTTCTTTAGAGTCAACCGCAAAACAACTGATATCAGTTTTCCATTCTTTATAATTTTTTAAATCTAAGAACTCTACTGGTTTAATATCACTGTTGATAGGAGGTTCTATATAGTAATTGATAGCCCCTTTTCTATCAAGTACTGGAAATTTTTTACCAAATCTTTTACTATCTTTTGTAGAAAATTTTGAAAATCCTAGTTTAGATGATATGTTTCTTGCCTCATCCACTTGATGCTCATTATGTTTAAACCTTATAAAAATCCATTCTGCATTGCCGCCGCCGTCTATAAAGGCTTTAGCATTTTTTATGATGGTATTATAGTTAGTTCCAATTCGATAAAGACTATGAGTATCCACTAGTCCGTCTAAAGCAAATACTACTCTATGGTTCTTTGGTAATGCAACAGCTAAAGATTTCCACCATTGCGTAGTTTGTGCCGAACCATTCGTATTAATCACAATTTCTAAACTAGATTTTTTTGCACTGATATATCGGCACATTTCTAATAAATCAGAGTTGATAATAGGATCACCGTAATCGCCACAGAAATTAATGCAAGATACTTGATTTAAAACTTCGTCAGTAAACGTATTCTGAAACCTCTCTAGTGTCCAATCTGTTAAAACTAAGTTAGGGTTATCAATTCCGCTGTGTATGTTTCTAAGACACATGGGACAACTAGCTTGACACCGATTAGTGATTTCAATTTGTACAGTATGCAGTAGTTCAAAGGAAAACATTTAATATCCTATAACATGAAACATATACTTGTTTGTTAGGCCACCATTGATTCCATTATGCCAGTCTTTGTGATTACCCCATTTAAGTATTGTGCCCTGAGGTTTATTGTAGAAATATTCTTTACCTAGTATAAACAAATGTCCAACCGTTGGTTCACTAATAAAAATAGAATAGCGTTTTAATAATCCATGTTTTAAATATTCTTGCTCGTTATCATCTATATCATAATGATAACCAGTCATGTAGCCAGGTTCTACACAACTAATCCAACTACGCAACACAATAACACCTACTTGCTTAGATATTTCTTTTTCAAGATCCGCAGTCTCATAATAGTTTGTCCACCTAACACCATCAGTGTTAAAGTTATTATCCTTCCATAACTTTAACATTTCTGCATATTCTGGATTGTTTATGTTCCAACGTGCAGAATCAACAGTAACAACCTTACCGTTTACCAAGTTACTGATAACTGTATTCCAATTAATCATTATAGACTTCTTCGAATATGTCAGCAAACACAGTATTACCCCAACCTTTTCCTTGTAGATGTTTTGTTACAGTAATTTCAAAAAACTTTTTAAAATCAATAAAACCTTTTTCATCAGTTGATTGATCAAAACGATAGGAACCGTCCTTGCCTATAATACCTTCAATTATTTTTCTTTCTATAAATCTTTCTTCATAGGGAATAACAGCATAGTGGTCTATAGTTTTTAGTTGACCGTCTTTTGAAATAAAGAAACAATTTGGGTACAGTGATGTTTTCCAGAAGTTATTTGCCTTTGTGGAAATAAAAAAGTCTTTCATCTGTTTCTTCCAAGTCGGAACTTCTGTGTCTAAGTCTCTACCCGGAGTATACAACACTTGCGATAATGTTTCTTTGTTCCATTCCATAAAGATTTTTCTATGGTTATAGTCTACATCATAAAGTATCGGAGTAGTTGTGAGATGCGATAATTGTTTTAAAAATTTAGCATCTCTGTTAAAAAACCATTCTATTAAATCTTCTGCTACTATTACTGTTTCTTCAGGTCTGTAATCTGCGTCAATACAATAGTGAGCACACATTATTGTTTGCTCTGGATTAATTCTAGGAGTGTATAATAAATTTGACGGATATCTATCTCCGTTGGGATTTAGCTTATGATAATATCCCCAACTGCTTATATCTGTCATAGTTTACTCCAACTTAGTTTTTTATTAATATAACTTTGCACCTGATCTTTAAACTTTTGATCTGCTGAGTTTATATCTGATACTTTGTAGTCGTAAATATGTTCGTATACATTGGTTTCATAATATGCAAACAGTCTATCCGATAAGAATGGATTACAACCTTTACGTCCAATAAAACCACCGGTCCTAGAATAAAATTCCTGCACTAAAGATTCTGCTTGGTACCAATCCATAGTATGATGTTTCCAAATAACAATGTCATTTCTAGTACTTCCAACGCCACCGCCTCGGGGTGTCGTAGATTTAAATACTACGTGACCGCTACTATCTTTAAAAACTTCGTAGCCTGGATTTTGTCTAGCTTCTAATTTAATTAATCCGTTACTTACTAGTTCTTTAGTAAACTTACTTTGATTAGTTAGTGATTCATCGTAATCAGGAACTTCAAGTATATGTGCGCTAGCACTTTGTCTAACCCATTTGGTGTTCAACCATTCTAATGAATTGTTCCAAGACTCTACGCTTTCGCCGGGTATTCCACAAATCATCTGTATATTTGCTCTATAACGTCTATGTGCATGAATATCCGTATATGCTTGGAAGTCTAATAAGCCTTCTCGCAACTTATCAGGATCCATACCCTTGCGTACAAGTTTACCAGCTTCATGATTAAACGTTTCAATGCCCATGCTGTGTCCAAGGAAGCCTAATCTAATGTAAGTATCCCAATATGCCTTGTGTTTAACAACCAAGTCTCCGCGGGCAAATCCGCATATCCAGGGGTTGTAATTTAGTTCGTCTACCGCGTCAGCATACTTTTGTAATTTTTCAGGACGGTCGTTAAATGTCTCGTCCATAACACGCCAATTTTTAATGCCCCACTTTTCAAACCCAGTTTGCATTTGAAGTTTAAATTGTTCTTTACTAACACTAACGTCCTTAGCTTGTCCTATGATAGGAAAGTTACAGTAAGAGCAACTGAACATACAACCACGTGCTGTTTC